CTAAACGCATTATGGCCAACAAATACTCCATCAACATAACGAGTATCGTATGAAGCAATTTCCCAAGATTCATCAAATTCAATTTTATCTAAACAGATAACATCATCTTCACAAAACATAAAGTGTGTAGTACCCATAGCAATAGCGGCCATCATGATGCGCTTCATAAATTCATAAATCTGAAATTTATTGTATCCCCAATGTTGAGAAGGATAACCAAGAGTGGAAACATTCTGCAAATAGATTGCATTATGTTTTTTACATATGTCGTATTGGTCTACGCTACCACCATCAACTGATACGAAATATGGAATGTCTGGATGAAATTTACGGAATGAAGCAATCGAGGCATCAAGCCCCGATTTATTGTTTTTATTCCAATGGAATATTCCTAGTGAAGCCAACGCTTGTTCTCCAATGTCCAAAGTGTCATTTCTTTAATACGCTCACTCAACTTAATCTTTGGTTCCCATCCTAAAGATTTCAATAGGCCACCATCAAGTGCATATCGTAAATCGTGGCCAGGTCTACTGCCGTGGAAATCAACCATTTCATAATTAAGTTCTTTGCCTTGTGCTTCAGCAATCATCTTAGCCAAAGACAAGTTATCAATTTCTTCTGTGCCAACAAGATTGAATTTAGGACAATGAGCCCAACCATAATCACCAGTATGTTTATAATCTTTAGGTAAATTATTAAGAATAAACATTAGACCTTCTGCTACATCTTTGGCATGAATGTACATACGAGTACCTGCTTCAGTACAATCAGCATTGGCATGAATGTATACTTTCTCACCATCACGAGCACGCTGAATACACATTGGAATAAACTTCTCAGGATGTTGACGTTCACCAAACACATTCATTGTGTGTGTAACTACAATAGGCATCTTGTAAGTGTTCTCATAAGCAACACAGAATTCTTCTGCTGCAGCCTTACTTGCTGAATACGGGTTTGTTGAATTGTATCGGTCATATTCTTTGTATGCCACACCAGGAGGTGCCACACCAAAAATTTCATCAGTTGAGAAATATACAAATCGTTCTAAGTTAGGCAAATGCTTACGAGCATAGTCTAACATATTAACTGTACCAACAGTATTATCTTGTACAAACTCTAGTGGATATTCAATGCTTCGGTCTACATGACTGCCGGCAGCCAAATGTAAAACGATATCAATCTGACCAATGTCTTTGACAATCATTTCATTTAGTTCGGCTTTGAGGTCGTGGAACACAATACGCAAACGGGAAGAAATAATTTTTGGGTCATGGTCTTGTAACATATCATGTAAACGATTTAAGTTTCCAGAAATGTCCAAACGATCCAGACAAGTAATATTCCAATCTGTTTCTTTAAGCATCTTGTCAATAACATGATGTGCAATAAAACCGGCACCGCCAGTAATCAATACGTTTTTACTCATTTTCAACTCCAAGTAGTACCTTCAAAATCTAACCAATATGTAATAAGTTTGCCTCTACCATTTAGGTAGTGCATTGGGAAAGAATGAACCAATGCTCGACTGGAATAGAAGTATAACATAACCTTAGGTCCATTGTCAAGCGAACCTGCCAAGTGGGACGTAGCGGTATCACCACCAACAAAGATTTCTGCCTCTAAAATATGATTTAGATTGGTATCATAATCCGTGGATATTTGCCAGTCATCAATTGGTCTGAGTGCTATATTTGGAGAAACACATATCACCTTTTCATAATCTTTATATTGTTCTTCGCCAAATTTGCCAATGATACTCTGAAATGTGGACTCTGGCCAATTACGATATTGATTATATGGTGCATCGAGGACTGGACACACAACAATTTTCTTCTTTTGTTCTTTGTCATTTTTAATAATAACTTGGTCACCAGAGATATCACGGAAATCAAATATATTTACTTTTCTCCATGGCAAAGACTGTTCACCTGGAGTTTCTGAAAAGTAGTCAGTATGTTCCAAAAGAAAATTATACATCTTACCACAATAGTCGGTTGAATTAATTGAACCTTGTTTCATGTGAAACTTAATTTCTGGATTCTGTTTACGCATATGTGCAACCACATTGGCAATAGCAATCAAATCACCACTTCTAGCAGGACCGCCAAATACTCCCGTTTCGATATTAAAAATCATTTTTTCTCTCCTACAATCATAAACGAATCGTTCATATCACGGCCTGAATTAAAAATATTAATATAACCACGGTCAATCATGTAATCTCTAATACTTTCAGTAGAGAACATATGGATATGTTTTCTGTTGTTGAATGGTCTCCAATATTCTTGATTATAGTGAGGCAAATACAAGAACAGTACACCGCCTGGTTTTAGATTTGCTGTCCAATAATCCAAAGCAGTAACCCAGTCTGGAAGATGTTCCAAACAATGACTAGAGTAAACATAATCTAAATCTTTATATTCAAAATTGTATGCTGTATTACCGTCATTGAAATTTAAATCAACACCAATAGCACCAGGAAAACACCAGTCTTGACGATTACAACCAACATCTATTCCATAACCTTTACAAAAATGTTTGGCAAATGGAATAGCAAATTGTGATGCGTTACCTTCGGCTTGAAAGTGTGGGTAATCTCTACCCTTGTATGTTAAAATATTCATAGATTAAAATTATATTCGTGCATCTTGTTGGTCAAATGCACATCATCTACTTCAGAATAGTGCATGGGTTCATCATGTGGAATGTTTAGAAAATCATGATATAAAGGATATTCATCACAAGTTTCATCTATCAATCCTTTTTCTAATACTAATTGATACCATGTAGGTTCAACTGAGTAGTTTGTTGCTGGACTAATTCTATGTATTTGGTCCATCTGAAAGGTTTCTCTTAAAAAACCAACATCAGAAAAGAAACACAATGTTCCTAAATCGGTGTTGTTTCTACAAGTAACCAATCTTTTATTTTTTGATTTACTACGATTGATAATTTCATGTACATCAAGATTAGGACTCAAATCAAAGGTCATCTTAAAAACATTTTTGAAACCATATTTTTGTACAAAGTCATTGGCTGTGTGCATCAGAATTAATTCTGCGACAGCGTGGTTTGGTCTTGTTGGTTGTCCATTAATCTGCCATGGATTATTCTTATCATAGAGATAGGCGTCACAATAACTTTGAGTTTCTTCATCTAAAACTGAATGTGTGGTCATACAAACATAATGACCTTTTTCTTTTAAACTTTTTACCAAAGTCTTGGCCATTTTCCTTTTTTCTTCAGGATTCTGGCCATCACAATAGGCAGTTACTACAACTGCTGTATCTTCATTCATAGTAAGGCCTCCAAATCTTTTGCATGAACTAATTTGCCTTTACGGTCTAAGTAGAAATGTTTCTCAAATACTTTATCGATATTCTTATTTTCATCCCAAAGAACATCATCACCAACTCGCCATTCTGGCTTCCAATCTTCTGCTTTCCACACACAGTATAAAGGAACATTACATAGGTCGGCAAGCATTCCGACACCAGTTAAATTGGTAATAAATGGTTTCTTTAAATTTTTAATGATATACGCATTTTCTAACATTGGTCGATTGAAATCAATGAACTCATATTGAGTGAGGTGTGATAGAATGTGGGTTTCTCTACGAGCATCAATATCACCTACTGCCCAACGGTCACCAACATAGTAGGTATCTTTAATTTCAATATCGAACTCTGGTGTCTTTACAATAAAGTCATCGTCAACTTGAAAATCAACACCATACTTGTCATTCATCCAGTTTTCATAACGGCAAGTTTCAATTGGTCGATTAGGATCTTTTTTATCTTCACGAATTGGCCATGAACTTAATTGAACCACTTCACCATACATGAATACTTCGTCATCAAATTCCACACTAGAGAACAAATCTTGGTACATCAAGAATTCTTTGATGCCGTTAAACTTACGCATTGGTGATTTGATGATTAAATCATACTTACCAAATTTTTTACTCAGGCCTGATAATACAGGCATACCATTTAAAAAGTCGCCAAGGTTGGCTGTGCCGACAAGATATAATTTCATTTTACAGTATCATTAAAGTTATTAAACAAAACAAACGAATCGTGACCTAATTGGTGGTCAGGAATAATATTCAGATTAAACATTTCTGGTTTCTTTAATGAAGCCATTAACCATAATGTTTGGTCATCATCAATTAAATTCTTTGATAACAATTCATCCATACTCTCTACAATTAATCGATTTACTTCTGGCCATAAATCTCTATGTCCAACTTGCTTTGCGCCAAGAATGTAAACAATATTATTAAAGATTACATCTTCAATTGGTTGACCTTTTAAAAATGGCCTGTAACCAAATAATTGTAATTTGTCTTTACCAAAGTCATAAGACCATTTCTTACTTGAAGGAATCTTATCAGGTGTCCTACAATAACCGAAATCAATCTGAGCAACATAGTCATTGGTAATTAGATTATTATCCAAAGCCCACTTAATAAAGAATGACTTGAGGTACATCAACTGTATGTAATCAGGATTCCAATATTCTGGATTTAATCTTTGTGAAGGATTAACTCTACTAGCATATGATTCCATTCTTTGAATATCATAGTACTTTTTCTTCTGTTCTGCAAATTGACCATGATAGTCAAAAGGAATAACCTTGGTCTTATCTTCTTTACCTTTTCGTAAGGCCATTACACGGTCAACAAACTCCGGCGATGTGTAGATAATCATTTCATTATCTAACTGCGCCATGTAACCAAAGCGTTCAAAATAAGTGTCTACTGTGCGATGTAAGTAATGTGGAAAACCTTTATCAGGTGTCCAATCACCACGACCAGTATCAAAAAAGAATGTTACAATACTTACGTCATTATTCATGGTTTTATCAATGTGGGTGAATGTTGTGGTACTTCTACTTTAAATTGTTCTTCATTTTTTTTCTTCTCCAATTCATAAACACGCTTTCTTAATTCTGAAGAACTGTATGTGTGTTGGCGTTTATGATAGTGTATTTCAATATCATTATCTAAACAATATTGTTTACCAGTAAAGTCACGGTTAAGATATTCTTCACTTAAAAAACGAATGTGCATTGTTTGAGTTTGAATTAGATTTAATAAATCAGCTTCGGTACTGTATACCAAAATTTCATCAACATACTTACAACCTTGTAATTGTACATATCGTTCATATACTGATTGTGATGGTTTATTTTTGACGCCTGGTCGGTCAATGGTGGGGTCTACTTGAAGTGCGACAATGAGATAGTCACAAAGTTGTTTTTCCATCTTCAACATGGTAACATGGCCAGCATGAAGAAGGTCGAATGACGAACAATTAAATCCAATTTTCATAATTTTTTTCCAATTTCAAAAATGATATTATCAAAGTCAAATGGTCCTATACTTGTATTTAGAGCAGCCTCCAATTTAGTATTGTCTAAGATAAACTGTTCACCTTGTTTGGTGATATCAACAACCATCTTACCTGAACCATAACCTTTAATTAACAACTTTGATACATCACCAATACTGAAACCAATATTAGAACTTAGATTATAAATCCCTTGTGGTTTTACTTCAATTACTTTTTTTAGTGTTTTACATACATTATCTATATCGATAAAATCTCGTTTCAAATCTGGATCCATCTCATATAGTATTTCATCATTGTTCTTTAATTGTGTCATACAGTAACCCATAAAAGACTTTCTGCCATATTCAAATCCAATTACATTAGAACCTCGTAGTATGGTAGATGTTGGATTTACTTTTAAAATATTTTGTTCTGAACGGAGTTTATTCTCACTATACTTATCAAAAGGATTTAATTCTGATTCTTCATTATATGTTTTTAATTCTGTGGAATTACCATAAACTTTTCTTGTACTCAACATTATAAAATGGCAGTTGTATAGTCGTGCCTTACAGGCCACTTTGTAATCTATATCTCGATATTCTCTATAATCATCAAACTTCATCTCCGGTGAGATGGCACAATTTAATATAGTATTATACTCTGACATATTAATATTGTCAATATCGGAATAGGAAATAATATCCACATTCTTGATACTATGGAATAAATGTTTACCAATAAAACTGTTTTGTCCTACAATTAATGTTTTCACTTTATCCAATACCAAACATCATGATTAGTAGCCATAATAACTTTATTCATTTTTGCTGCAAATGCTTCTACTGCTTGTTTTACGGCAGGAATGGCATCAAAATCATGGCCAGCAAATACACCACCCTTTTTAACTTTTGAATAATAGTTTTCACAATCCCACGACACTTGTTCATAAGTGTGTAGACCATCGATGAAAATTAAATCAAATTGGCCATCTTCAAAATTATCTAAAGCGTCATTCGATATTTGACGATACTGTTTAAATCGTTCACCATAAGGCGCAAAGCGTTGTAGTACACTTTGATACATCGATTCTCTATTTGTAACATGAGAACCATTCCAATCTTCAAAATCAGTATATGGGTCAACACAATGAATTGTTAATTCTGGATTTGATTCCAATAAAAATTGTGTTGTTTCTCCTGAATCACAACCAATTTCTAAAACAACTGGTTTATTCTTATTGGCAACCATTTCGCCTAATCCACGACCTGATGGTTCAATTGCAGGACTATAAATGCCGGTGTTAGGTTGTATTGCACCAAATGATCCGTTATCAGTACGATAAACAAAAGTAAAATCCTGCATATTATGTCCTGTAAATAAAGTACTGTGATTCATCTTCTTGGCCAAATTTCTTTTGGACAAACGCTTTAATTTCTGGTACTCTATCATACTGATGTACAATAGGGAAGATATGTCCTGTGACATCTTTCAGTAAACCATTTTCCCAAACGGGCTCAGCAAAAAGAAGATTAGGTCTAAAACCATCAATCTTTGATGGATCCATAATAGTGCCTAGTTCAGCTGCCCATTGAATTGTTTTTGATGCAATATCTTTGAATGGTTGTGTATTGAGTAACACATTGAATACGGCTTGGTCACAAATAGGAATTGGTCGGTTGATGCCGTTAGTGAAGATATGAAACACCATATCTTTTACATATTCAGATTGGCCACCGAATGTTCCAACATTAAAGATTTCATTTTCTTTAAATTGTTCATAAACATATGGACCATAAGCTTGAAATAGATTTTCGTTACCCCACGATTCATCTTTATATTTCAAACCTTCAGAAGCAATAACCAATTTACGATTAACTAGAAATTTAAATGGGTCAGTTTGAAAGTAAACATCTTTGACATCTGTGGTAATCACATACTCATAATCTTGCCAATATCTGTGGAGATATTCATAGATTGATAGAAACCGTAATACATGGATTGGCACATTCGGAACCTCTAGCATAGGAACAATAACAACACCTTGTTCAATCAACCAATCTAAGGTTTCATCAGAGGCGTTACCATAAACCAAAACAACATCATTATCACCAGCATGAACTTTTGCTGATAGTACCCAAGGTTTTAATTGACTGATTCCGTAGTTTGTAAAACCACCAATGATTAAGTTCTTTGACGCCATGGATATTTCCCATCATATTTTTTCAACATTACTTCGTTACCATTAATAAAGAAATCTGTTGTTACAGAACCTTTACCACCATCTGTGCGATAATGCACAGTATATTCATTTGTACAATCCCACTTAGGAAAGTGTTGTGTTACTACACCAAGAAATACTCTATCTTGGCCCCAACCACCGTGCCACGCAGAGGCCAATTTTACAGCAATTTCAGTCTTTAGGCAATAGGAGTTTGTATCAATGTGATTCGTACCATGATATGTTTGCCATTTACCTAGTGATTCACAATCATCAAAGCAAACAAAATCTCCTGCTTTATTGTGTACTTGTCTTAGTGAATAACACCAATCAAGGTTTCTTCTTTCAATAGTTTCAACACAATTTTGAACATGGCGGCTGGTCAACCAATTATCTTGGTCAAGATACATTACATAATCAGTATCTACCAAATGTGTAAATGCGGCATACACACGGTGGCCATAGAATCCTTTGGCACCAACATTGATTGGTAAATAACAAACACGAAAGCGTTCATCGTGTGTATAATCATCAACAATTGCTTTGGCTTTGTCATAATTTTCTTCACCATCAACGACCACATAACAAGTAGTGAGATAAGTTTGATTTAATACAGAATTGATAGCATCACGAACCTCAGGAACACCTGTGGTCGGTATAATCACGGTTGCAGTCATAATTAATCTTTCGTTAGTTTTAATATTCTTTCAATTTGTTTTTCGATAATTGGTTTACGATTTGGCCAATATATGTATTCTTTATCTCCAGTAGAATGGAGTTTGGTAAGAAAAGGAATAATAATCTTTTCAACTTCTTTCAATCGTGCTTTATAATCGTCAGCCGTCTGTGCGGTCTTATTGATGACTGAATTATATTCTTCTTCGGATACAGCTGAGAATCCAAAGTCATTATCATCATCGTATTGTGATGCTAGTTTGTCAAAGTCAATGAGTGCCATTAATATACCTTTCCAAAAGGACCATAACTTTTTCCTTCTTTTTTAGCAATGTATACAATATCTGTCATAAGTTTTCTAACCTCAATATCTTTTAATGATAAAATTTCTGAGAATAAATCTAATTGCATTAGTTTCGATTGAGCTGTTACAGGATCGGAAGCATAAACTTCTTTAATATTCTTTAAAAAATTAGAAGATGATGATTCTCCAGTAATGAAAGATATTCCGGATGTATTTTTTCTTTGTGAAAAAGTGTTTACTATTGTATCAACTTCACTATTATACACTTTTGGATATTTACTATTATCATTCTCAAATTTTATTCCATACTTTTTAAATAACTCATCAACTTGTTTAACACCAGCTTTACCTAACTTAGCAGAACTTTTACCTTTTTCTGTAGGTTCATATTTTAAATTTGAATATTCACTTGTTTGTGTAGCTTTGATGGTTAAAAAATAAATTTTATCATCACTTTCTTTAATTTGAATTGATGTTTCTTGTGTACCAAAAGACATTGGATTTATAGGATAAGTTGGTAATTTTAACAACTTTTGCATCTTTGTAGTTTTTTCTAAATATGCTTTGGGTGTTGTATAAATTTTTGAAAAAGGTTGTATTGATAAATCACAACGTATATTATCTATTTCACCTAATAAATCTTCTATTTCTTGAAATCTTTTATTTGTTGCAGCTTCGTCCAGCCCAGCAGCATTCAATACCACGTTAACATCAATATAATCCGCTTTTTCTTTAGTTAATTTAAGTGATACGCCAATGATTGTTTTGCTGGCATACAAAGACCTTAATACTTTGTTTAGTTGTGCCAATTTACCATTTTTTTCGGACAAATCAAGATTTTTAGGAGTTTGGCCACCTTTAAAACTTACGGATTGAGTTAATATACGTTCAACGTTATTTTCTTTATATCTGTCTACAATCCAAATATCAGCTGGATTCCATGTATCTTTCTTTTGTATACCTAATGGTTTAACTAAACCTTCTATAAATTTACCAAAAGGTTCATCGGCACGACCAAATTTCATAACTTTAAAATTGCTGGCTGAAAATTTTTCTAGCATAGCTTCTTGTTGTGCATAAAAAGATTTTTGCCAATCTAAAGGCACGGAAGACCAATCATATCCTTCAACTGATTGGTCTTTTTGTTTATTTTGAGGATCCCAAATTTCAGCCAATTCAGCATATTTTTTATCTAAACGAATGTTTAACCAAGTAGACCATTTTCTTGTTTTAAGTGGTTTTGGCTGTTTACCGTTTTGTTTTAAAATTTCATTTTCACTTCTAATTTTATCATTCTCTTTTTTTTTCGTAGGTTCTTCATCATATTCGGACCAACTCTTTATAATTTTATCTTGAGTTTTTTTATCAACAAACTGAGTTGTGGGTGTTAAATTTTTATAATTCACATCATCTTGTAACACCCTTTCAAAAATCCAAATTGATCCTTTTTCTGATTTAACTTCAGTAGTATTTCCTGTAGCCATGATTCACCTAATGATTTGAATGTCTTTGCCTGAAGTCCAGATTTCTAATTCTGTTCTTAATCTACCCTCAGTTTTAAGGGTTTCGTATCTATTTATAGCTTTGCTCCGCCACCACTCAATGATATTGGCCAGTTCATGTTTGGCATAATTTTCACCAGGTAAAAGTTTATCGGTTTTACAGTTCATGTAATCAACTGAATTTTTGAATCCATAATCAGATGTATAATATCTTTTTTTCTCTGTCAACTTTTTGGCGTTCTCAATCGTTAGGTTGAAAGCATCGCCTTCAGATGTTCCCTTTAGAGCGGCTTTTGTTAAGGCAATCATCTTGGTAAAAGTTCTTAGTTTTCTACTGGTACTTGATGTATCTCCCGCCAATAAATCTCCAACTTTACTTTCCACAAATGCCTTCAAATCTGTATATCGTTCACCGTGCATCATTGGTACGATATCTGATTCGGTCAAACCTCTAAAACGAATATAAGGTTTCATGCCATCATATTGTGATACAGACTTGGTACTTCCATACAAACTGGTAGTTTCAAATAGGCAAACATTCATATCGTATTTCTTATTACAGATTTCTCTTACTGTATGACTGGTACAAATGGCAGATAGAAGTTTGCCACCTAGGTAATTAAAACCAAATGGTTGAGATGGTACAATTACAAAACCCATAATAGTAGAAGCATTGAATCGTTTGGCAGTATCTTCCTGTTGGATCCAGACCTGTCCTAAGAGTTCATTTCTAGGTTTCATATAGATGACAGGTGATCCCAACCGAATGAATCCTAGAATCTTTCCTGAGTTCTTCTCCTTAACTGCCAATTGTATGTTTCTACCAACTGGTGCTTTATTGACATGAGAAGAGGTAATGGCAAGTAATGTTTCGAATTGAGTATTGGGTATTTCACACACCTCAATATCCATATCATTTGGGTGCATGGTGAAATCGGAGAACAAATCATCTTCTGGTGGAAATAATGATGCTGGAATTTCGGCAACCGATTTCAATTTTTCATCACGCATATATTCTTCGGTACTTCCAATATTACTAAAGTAATCATGGAATGCCTTTGCGACATGGAGAGCATCAACTCTTTCTAATATCATACTCTACCCCATTTAATACGAGTCCAAAGTCTATCATACAAATAATACGATGTCATCCAGACACAATTTATAATAATGGTAGGAACAAGAGCCTGTGTCAAACTCTGTCCTGTTATCAATAACATCACATAGGTTGAGCATAAGACCCAAATCCTATAAATGATGGTCTTAACCAAAGTCCTTGTTCTAGTTTCCATCATACTTTAAATCCATCAAACGATTTCTTTTGTGGTTGAATTTTATTAAAGGCACCGATTGGTGCTTTACCGGCATCAGCAATACCTTGTTGTGCAGATTGTTCAACATCATACAATCTCATCTTAGCTCTATCGACACCAATTGTAAATCGTTTATAATATGTTGGGTCATTATATCGATTCTTCAATTGTTTTACCATGATTTGGCCGAGTTCTTCTAAATCTTCACTTGTAATCAAAGCAAACATTAAGTCTGCGGTGGCTGGGAGTCCGAATGATTCGCTGGTGTCCTCAAGACCTGGATCGCTACTTGTAAATCCTGAGCGAGTAGTCTGCGTGGCAGAAACAATAGGAACATTATACTCAACCGCAAGCCCTCTAAGTTCTTCTGCAATCGATTTAACATAGGTATAGGAATTAATATTCGCACCGGCTTTAATACGAGAAGAGCAACATATGTTAAGATAATCAATAAAAATAATATCAGGTTTAAAACTACGTTTAAGATTAAGTTCATTGAGTAATGTCCTAAAATGAGTTGTGGATGCCGATGCAGTTGGATATTCTTTGATGATAAGTTTACCATAAGTCTTTTCACGGACTTTGGCGACCTTCTTATCATACATATCTTTTGGAAGGTCAATCAAATCATCGAGCGTAACATTGAGTAAATTTGCATCAATTCGTTCTGCAATCTTTTCTTCTGCCATCTCTAATGTGATATACAATACATTCTTGCCTTGAACCATGGCGCCCGCAGCGACATGACACATGAATAAGCTTTTACCAACACCAGTCCCCGCCAAAGCAATATTAAGTGTTTTAGCTGGTAAACCACCTTTGGTAATTTTGTTGAAGTAATCGAGGTCGAATGGAATTCGTTCCTCTTTTCTGTGATAGAATTCATATCGAGCATCTGAGTCCTGTAAGTAATCATGGCCAACGGAGTTATCAAAGCTTACTGCTAAAGCATCCGATAATATCTTGGGAATCGAACCTTTGTCGTGAACTTTGTCTTTACCATCGAGAATTGAAATGGACCCCAATACTGCGTTGTATATGGCTTTCTCCTGGCAGAACTTTTCGGTTTTATCAACAAGCCATTGAATCTCGGCTTCTGGTTTGATATTACTCTCAATTTCTTGGAGATAAGTTTCACATCCCTTAACTTCATCATCCGTAAGATTTCTCTTTTCTTTGATGGCAATACTAATTGCTTCAGTCGTAGGCGAATGATTATAAGTTTCCGTGAATGATGTAATTTCATTATATAAGGTTCTCTCGGTTCTGTCCGAGAAATAGTCTGGCTTTAAAAATGGTAATACTTTTCTTAAATATTCTTCATTACAAACTAGGTTCTTCAGTATCGCTTGTTCCAGCTTCATCAATTATATCCTGTTCCATATTACCGCTCATAATTTCTACAAGTAAATCACCAATGTAATTTTTAAACTTGTCATCTTTTTCCAATTTTCTTGGCTTATCTACTGTGGATTCTAACACATCGTAAGCAAAAAGTAAATAGACCTGGTCATTTTTTTCATCAAACTTTACTTTACCATATTTAAAAACGGTATCTTTGTATGGTCCGTCTAAGAAACGAATGTGTACCGCAGATTCATCATCTTTAGGGTAAATAAAACAATAATCAAGGCCTTCAATCATCTTCTACTCCGTTCGTGGTCTCCACATCAAACGCTTGAGTAACATCATCTTGCATAATATTACCTGAGGCAATCTGGTAAGTGTTTTGTACAAAATCTTGAAAAGTTTTTTGTTTAAGAATTGGTAACCAAAAATCAGACGTATCAGTTTCTTTGATACGGTATTTTTTATCTTCTATAACACCATCTGCGTCCACTTTTGAGTACCAACCATTAGATGGCTTAACAACATGGCCAGAGTCCAATGCAATGTCCAGTAACCCACTCCACCTACTAATACCACCATCGTGACGAACCGTAACAGGAATCTTAGATTTCTCTCTAACATATCTACTCTTTTCTACATTGATGATAAAGTTGTAACCGATAACCTCAGTACCTTCTTTTTCTTGTTGGCGACCAATAATAAAGATATTATCGGCAGAATAATATGAACCTGTTCCGCCACCAACGATTGCTTTAGGGAACATTCCAATTTCCATGTAAGTGTGATTTACTACAACCATTGGAATATCTTTGAGTGATAGATGTGGTGTCACCATTCTAAACAATGACTTCACTTGTTTTGCTCTTGACATATCAGCAACAGATTTTTCTGCCAAGGCATCTTCCACTTCTTTCTTTGATGCCAAATTGCCAATCGAATCAATAATAATAATTAATCTGTCGCCACGCTCCAACTGTGTAAGTTGCTGCATAATGTCGAACTTAAGCTGCTCAATATCGGTAAGTGGTGTATGCAAGACACGATTAGTATCGATGCCAAAGCTGTCAAAATAACTTTGAGGAGTACCAAACTCACTATCGTAGAATAAAAGAGCCGCATCTTTATATTTGTCCAAATAAGATTTTGCCATCAACAATGAGAAGGCAGTTTTAAAATGTTTAGATGGACCTGCCCACATGGTGAGACCAGGAGTTAAGCCGCCATCTAAACGACCAGAAAGTGCCACATTGATAATTGGCACAGAAGTGGGAATCATATCTTTATCAGTAAAGAACTTTGATTTGGACAGAATAGCCGAATCTTTAATACTGCTGTTCTTTTTAATCTTGTCAAGTATACTCATTTATTTTCCTTTTTACGAAATGCCAACTCAGCATCATCTACATACATACTATCTATCTTAGACTTCCGATTTGGAAATCCACGTTTGCTTTTTGATATTGGAGGAATACTTTCACCAGAAGCCTCATCAATTATAATTGGTTCTTGTTCTGGAATATTCTCCTCAATTTGAACAATATTTTGTTTATCTATTTCAACCTTATCTGTTTCTTTTGGTTTTTCTTTTTCAGGAACAAACACAGGAATATCTTGTGCAGTTACTCCAACAATTTCACCATCTTTAACGATTGGTTTACCAACTGAACTTCTACTCATAGACATATTTGCTGCTATCAATAATAACACAGCTAACGGGTCAAATACAACCATAATTAACATGATTACCAAACGAACCGCTTTATCGATAGCATTGGCATCATCTGTGCCATATACCATGTCACCAATATATTTGATGGGGCCAACTTCTGCCACAAGTTTATTTTCTTCTTTCAATAATGGTAATTTTCGTTTATTAATGTCCGATAGTTCTTTTTGTGTTTGTTGAATTTGTCTATCAACATTGGCCGTTGCCGTTTCGGGATTGCCTGCACGTTTCAGTAAATATTCTAATCGTTCATTAGCAATCTTTTCTTGTTGTTTAAGTGTTCTTATTTCTACTGAATTGGCACCAGCGTCCATGGTAGAATCAATGTGTGCTTTTGAGAGGTAACCAAAAATACCCATAGAGGTGATAATCATCAGAATGACAACGGCAAATGTCAAATATGATTTTAATAAAAGTGGGCAGGTTTTCCAATTACGATACAACCATGATGTAGTCACCAACTTGCTCATTTCTAAAACCGAGCCCATAAAAACGATTGGCCAAAATGCACCAGTAAAGATTGCAGCCAAACCAATAATGGAATAATAGGCTGCAATACCTGATAGTAGTAGTGCTGATAATAGTGTTAAGAATATCATGAGAAAAAGTCCTCGAGTGAACTTACCTTTTCAGTTGTCCATTTCATACAATCTAAAATAACTTTGATAGGCTCTAAGAAAGCCTTATCAAATTGTAAATCATAATCAATGTAGTTGTCAAGCCCCATCTCTTTTGGCAGTCTTGTAGGAAATGAAATGACAGTATCTTTAAAATGGTTTGGCATCTTCAGATAGGCAAATTTAATTTTTTCGCCTTCTTGGATGAGTGGATATTTTTTGGTAAGATTATTTTGTTTTAGAAAGTTGTTATACAGTATGGCACCCTTAACATGAATAGGAGTACCAAGTTTATAAATGTTTAATGAATCGGAGTATTTAGCCAATCCGTTGATGCCACGGGGAAAGGAAACATCTTCCGATGGTAACTTTTTAAATTCTTCTCTGAACTCGGCAATAAATTTATGTACATCATTTTCCGTACCAGTTACCAATAGTTTAATCAAATCATACATCTTGCCACGAATAACGGATGGTGTTGATGACTTCACCATCTCAAGACCCATTACCTTCAATTGTGGTTCATTGTATTGTACGCCTTCGTTATTATACACATTAAGGATATATCGTTTCTTGGCAGTCCAAATACCTTTGTCGGAAAGACCTTCTCGTTTCATCTCCATCTTTTGTTGATAAGCATGAACATACTCTGCAAGTTCACCATAACTATTATCGATAAAAGGTTGCATCTTATCTTCACAGATTTTATCCATGAGTAAAATTACTTTTTGTTTATCTGATGTATCCTTAATAAATTTATTAACCAATTCTCCCATTCGTAGGTAAATTGAATCAGTATCAGAAGCAATAACATAGTCAACATTTTTGGTCTCCAAAATTTTATTCATCCAAGTGTTTATCTTGGCTTCAATCCAACGAATACTTAATTGCCCAGCAGTTGTAACACCAAGTGCCATGCGTAAATCGTAAAAGCGAAAGTACTGAGAACCCAAAGCGCCGTAAGCTGAGTTGAGGGAAACTTTCTTGGCCAACTGGATGTTATTGTACTTAGCAATTCGTTTTTCGATTTCATAAAGTTTGTTTGAATCTTTTTCATTTTCATATTCCTGTTTTGCTTTTAACATTAAGTTTTTAAACTTCTTACGGTCAGTATACATTTCTTCCATCATCTTAGGTAAGAAACCTTGGAAGTCTGTACGAAAGAATTGACCGTTAGGAGTGATTGTTGCATTTTCAAGTTTAGATAAATCAACTTTCTTGGCCAACAACTTATTCACATCAACACCACCAGAAAGAATCTCACGCATCTCATCTGTATAGTTTTCTGGTTCAATCAATGTTTCAGGACTGATATTGTATTGCATCATCAAATGCGGATACAAAGAGTTCAAGTCAAACGAAGCAACCCAATCATGAGCACCAACTTGAACCTCTTTAACATAGGCACCTTCAAATGCCGAATCTTTACTCTTGGTGATTCGTGGTGGAACAATAATACCTTTCTCAAAGAGATAAGCATAAGTCAATGAATCCCACATACGAGTTTGTGCAAAGACGTCCTCAAAGTTTGTCTTGGTATCATATGCAAGAGTTACTCCTAATTCAAGTAACTTTAATTTTTCTTCAAGTTTAATAATGAGTTCAACGTCTTTAATGTTATACTCAATAAATTTTTGATAGTTCAAACGATAGAGTGAGTGTAGGTTATCATACTCATCATAGGAGATTTTGCCTTCACCCAATTCAACTTGAGCAATGGCATCGAGGCGATAGGACTCTTGTGACTTTCCACCAGGAGCATACCATTTGTACAGTTCAATATAATCGAGAGATTCGACACCAAGTAAACCATAGGCAGTCAATTGCCGGCCATTGATTGTAGTATTCCGCTCAGAGATATAACCCCACGGAGATAGTTTCTTGGTCTCTGGTTCGCCAAGAATTTTACGGAATCGATTGATGAGATATGGTATATCAAAGAACTTTGTATTCCAACCAGTAATGATATCGGGGTATTTGTCTTTCCAAAACTCCATAAATTGCTTACAGAGATTATATTCATCTTTACAACGAATGTATACTTCATTACCTTGTACTTCATATTCGCCACAACCGAAAACAAAAGGTGATTGATTTAGAAATTTAATACAAATGGCGGTGATAGGTTCATTTGCTTGATACGGGTCAGGAAATCCATTCTCAGAACCAACCTCAATATCGATTACGGCAATTTGAACTTTAGTAAAATCATAATCGACCATACCGCTGTGTTGGTCGGCAATAAAGGCATATTCAAAACGAGTTTGGCCATAGATTGTTGGTGTACCAGGCACACCTTCAAATTGTTTAACATAATCTCTTGCTGCACTAATATCGCCAAAGATTTTTTGGTCAAGATAATCACCGTTTAACGAGGTAAACTTGGTGATTTTTTTAGATGGAATATAAAGCGATGGAGAGTATTCAATTCTCTCTCTTATCGCCTTACCATTTTGAATGCCTCGATAAAGAATATTATTGCCGAAGCTTTGTACATTAGTATAGAAGTTGCTCAAGTTAGCCTGTAATGATTTGTTGTTTTGATATTACGATACCAGAACCAAAGACGCTGTTATAATTATTAACAAAATCTTCTGCTGGAACATAGGAGTATACTACATTCTTCTTAGCAATGGCAAGCGTAGACCCCTTCTTTTGTTCGGCATGTAGTGGGAAAGGTGCAAAACCAACGTTAGGTTGACCGGTCTTGGGGTCACGAACAATGGCAATACCAACAGGGTTTTCTAAAACGAATTCGGTTTCTGATTCTGATTCAATTTCACCAAGAATTTCTTCTCCGGTAACGAGTTTCATAGCTAATATTTTCATTTAGTTATCTCCAGGTTATAAATAAGTATGTAGTTGATGTGATTATACGTTATTCTCTCCTTCCTGTCAATCTGACATTTGGTATTCTTTATCATTTCCAATAACACAACTAAAAGAAATCAAATGTCCGACTCTATCGTTGCCGGCGCTCAAGGTGCCGTTAATACTCTCAAAGCTGCTCAAGGTGCAGGCAAACAACTAGGCTCTGTGGTTAGCGACCAACAGGCTGATATGGAAAAAGCTGTTCAACAACAACATATCAACAGAATGAAGGCCAAAGCCGAACAAGATTACTTAGCCACATTGGCCGAGTTTAGAGCTTACGAAAAATATCAAAAACAAAAAGCTCATCAACAAAAAATTGACCAGTTAAAACAAGAAGCTACTAAAAAATATGGTAAAACTGCTTGGGCTGAAGTTGAAGCAACCAAAGCAAAAATGGAAAAAGATAGAGCCGATGAATTAAAATACATGGATAAAGATAGGCAGAAACAAATTCAGGTTTTTTGGTGGTGTATGACGGCTGCGGCTTTAGTAACATACTTTTTTAAGTTGTATAAATTATAAATGAATATGCAACCAATAGTTTTCGTGCTTATTCTTATATTTTGTTTTTCTTTAATGGTGATTGAATCAGGAGCGTTTAAATAATAAACTGAAATGGAGGTATTATGAATAAATTACCGCAATTAATATTTGCGATTGTATTGATTGGCAGTTTAACTCTTATGGCATTAGAAACTATAGTTAAAATGACCTAATTTTGTTTTTCTATTCGTTTGAATTCTTCATCTTCAGCGATTGCATCATCAATGTCTTTTGGTTCAGGTGGTTCAGCACCAGTGCATGAACCTCCATTTTTAAACCATAACTCCATGGCTTGTTGACGGTACTTTTCTAAATCGGATGTCATCTGCCTCTACCTGCCTTTCGCATAACAGTCATCTTAGGAACAAATGTTTGTTTTGGTTTTGGTGCTGATGGAGTTTTTGCTTTAGGTAATGTTACTGCTGGCTTTTTTGGTTCAGTCATAATATCTCCTTGTTGGTTGCGGGGGAAGGAATCGAACCTACGGCCCCTGGATTATGAGTCC